GTGCCAACATCAGCTCCTGTGCCTGCTAATACTGGGGATGTTCCGTATGCACCGCCAGTACCGCCATGTGTACCGCCACCAAATTGTCCACCTGAACCAGAACCGCCACCTATACCGAAGAAGAATGTTGCAAGTGGAACTGTTGATGTACAAAGTGGAGGTTTAATTTCTGCAAAAGGAAAAGGATTTAGACAAGGACCTCAAGTTTCAGGGGGGGAGGGGGGCAGAGATGGTGAAACAATTTTGGGATTAGAAACAGCAAATAATGGAGGTCATCCTGGTGCAACTTCACCAGCAACATATGGTGTAGAATCACTTGCAACATTCTTCTTCGGAATAGGTGGCGGTTCTGGTTCAGGTGGACAATTTGGTGGCGGTACACATGGCGGTACTGGCGGTGCATACGGAACATCCCCAGTATTAGCAGGCACAGGAGCTGATGTTGGCACTACTGGTGGCGAAGCAGCTATAGGTGGTGGAATTGTTTATATTGTTGTAAAAACTATTACTGTAACAGGTGCTATTACTTGTGATGGTGATGACGCTCTTCTCAATCCTGCTGGCGGTGGCGGCGGTGGCGGAGGTGCAGGAGGTTCAATTCTTCTTGTTTCTGACAATCTCGCTCTCGGCACTTCTTTGGTACATTCAGATGGCGGTACTCCTGGTTTATCAGGAGGAGGAGGAGCACCTGGAACAGCAGGCGGTGATGGTCGCATTGCAATCAACAGCGACTTTACTTCAAAGACTGGAACGACAAGTCCTGCAAGTGGAATAGATGGAACTCTTGATCTTTTTCCTGAATTTTCAAGTGGTTCTTATGAGAGTATAGTAACCTCATTCCAGCAGGCAAAAGAAAGTGCAAGATTGTGGATTGTCAGAAACTTTGTTGCACAATTCAATCTTGCTTCAGCAATTATATCAGGGGCAACAACGCTCACAATTACAGGAGATGAAACAGCAAAATTTGCAAACGGAGATACGATTGATATTTCAACTTCTGATAATTTAGTCAGAGAAAGAAAGACATTGACTGCAACACCGACTTTTGCCGCAGGAGTAACAACATTGACATTCACTTCTGCAATTTCAAACGCAGGAGGATTTGGAACTACTGATTTCGTAGAGCGAGTTGATGTCATTCCTTCGGTTTCTTTAGTTAATAAAGGAGATACAAAATCTTTTCAGACATTGATTTTCGTGCAATCAATTGTTGATTTTACAAATAGCGAAGTTGAAGATGAGTATTCATTATCAACAACTTCTGAAGAAGATTTGAAAGTAAAAGTTGATATTACAAGAAATGATACAACACTTGAACCAGACGCAAAACGGCTTGGTATTGTATTAAGCAACTAATATGAAAACAATAATTCACAATTCAGGGGCAATAGAGAGAGTGGATGACGAGAATGAAGAAAAGAGCAAAGAGAAATATAAGACTAAAAAGAAAGGGTCTGATCTTACTGATGCACAGATAAAGGATTTAGTATTTGAATTAGCAAAGCGTGCTAACTTAATATGAGTGAAATTGATCCAGTAGAAAATGAAAGACGAATGACATATCTTGAAACAACAGTCAAGGATATTGTTGAGAATCATTTGCCGTCTATGGAAAAGAAAATGGATAAGATTACTTGGTTGCTTGTTACTACATTAGTTGCTGTGGCGACTTTACTATTTAGGTCTTTAATATAAAAGAGATGAACAACCCAAAAAAATCTATAGTCCATCACACAGGAGTTTCTCGGAAACGACAACCAAGACAGTTTTTTGCAATAAACCGTTATCATAGGGACGCAAAAGATAAAGACGGACTTCCACTTTATCACTACGGAAAGCCGACTTCAATGGGCTATTACGGAGCATATCAAATATTGATTGAGCCGGACGGAAGCGAATGGCGGTACAGAAGAGATTGGGAAGTCGGAGTTCACACGAGAGGACAAAACGATGTTTCACTTGGTATCGCTCTTGCTGGAAATTTTGATCTTGAATTGCCGACAGAGGCACAAATCAAGACACTCATCAGGCGTCTTAAAAAGTGGAACATAAGATATAACATTGAGGAGATTTGGGTCGTGCCTCACAGAAGATACTCGCCAAAATCCTGCTATGGATCGCTTCTCTCGGACGAATGGGCACAGAATCTTTTGCAGCCGGTTGAGATGACGATTGAGGACATAAAAAAGAACGACAAGATGGAACAGATGAAAACAAGACTGGACGCATTGAGGGCGATTATATTGCGATTACAAATCATAATTAAGAAACTCTATGAAAACCGTTTATAAATCAAAGGAGGTTTGGTACAACGCTATCCTGATGATTATTGAGATACTTGCTCTCGCAACGGATATTGTGCCAATCGGGACTCTACCATATCTGATATTTGCACAAGGCGTTGGAACACTGATCTTGAGGATTTGGTTTACCAAAACTGCCCTTACATTCAAAAATAGTGTTTAGAAGGGAAAAAATCGCTCTTATAGCTTCTGTATCCTTGCTAATCGCCTCTATACTCCTGCTGGTGGCGTTTTCGCCCCAGAGTAGTATCTTATATCAAAAAACACCCGAAATGTCCCCCATAACTCCTCCTGCTCAAATTCCCCCTATTCTTGAGAAGATAGCGAGGTGTGAGAGTGGAGGCAGACAATTCTATAAAAATGGAGAAATTGTCAGAAGCATCACCAATGATATAGGCAGATATCAAATAAATGAGAAGTATCATCTAGCCCAAGCTCAACAGCTTGGGTTTGACATTTTCACGAAAGATGGCAATGAGCAATATGCTCTTTGGCTTTATGATGAAGGCAGAGGATTAAGGCATTGGAGAGCAACTGAAGATTGCTGGAGTAGTCCAATTTGAGCCAATGTTTTTAAGGTATTTTTGACCTTCTGACCATATTGCTGACATCAGCAATATGGTATTGACATCTCTAGCGCAGTATGCTAGCATAACAGAAAGCCCCAGAAATGGGGCAGGTCGCAATTATCAATCAATTCAAGGTATTTTTTATTGGTATGAAAAAATATACTGTTACTATTGAGGGCATTGCCCCTTTGCTTCAGAGTCGCCACCTCACACCAGAGGAGGAGAAAAAGATGCTCGAGCGCAAAAACAATCCAAAGCTCAAGACAAAGGACCTGACTGACAAGGAGCAGTTTGCAATGCACTCATACAAGAAAGGTGGGAAGTTTTGCCAGCCGTCAGAGATGATTGAGGCAGCCATGACAAAAGCTGCTGTCAACTTCAAGATGGAGGGCAAGAAATCTTTTAAGGACGTGATTAAGGCAGGAATTTTGGTTGAGCCAGACCAAATCATCCACAAGATTCAGAAAGTAACAATGGACGCTAGATGGGGAAGAAATAAGAATACTGGCGGAGCAGTCTGGGTGGTCCGTCCACGCTTTGATAAGTGGGCGCTGACCTTCTCAATTGAATTGCTCCAAGACGAAAGAGTGTCTAATGAGATGCTCAAAGCGATCCTTGAATATTCGGGACTCTATGTCGGCGTTGGGGCGTGGCGACCCAAATTCGGCAGATTCAAAGTAACATCCTTCAAGGAGATTCAGTAAAGCTTTTGATGTGTAGCATAGTAAATTGCTGTGAAGCATTATATTGTGTTGTGATGTTCAGCAGAGTACAGCTTCTAAAGGTCGGTATTATAAATTATAACAAAGAAGGAATATGAAAAATAATAGATTAGTCAAATACAAATATAGTCCTGATACAATGCAGGATTTGAAGCAAACAGATTTGGTCAAATTGTCAAGAGATTTGTTAGGCAGTGTCGTTGAAAGTACGGGGCTATTGCACAAGCAGAAGATGACACCGCAGAAATTGCAGGAAGCGAAAATGATCTGGGATATTTGAACGCTTGTGTCAATGCCGTAAAGACAAAAATGCAGTATTTCAAAATGCTTGGGATAGACGAGAAAATTCGTGCAGTTCAGAAAAAAAGTAGAACAATAAAGTAGAGCTTTTATCGTGCTGTGCAGTGGTGTTAAGCCCAGTACAGTGAAGTGCAGTGTTTGCCTCATCGTCTAATTGGCAGGACGCTTGGTTTTGAGCCAAGAAATCTAGGTCCGAGTCCTAGTGAGGCAGAAAGCTGTGCGTCAGCTTTTGTAGTTCAGTGGAGTTCCGCAAAGTACAGTTGGGTTGTGTCCTGTACCGCGTTGTAGTGTTCTGCAAAGTAGAGCTTCTCCAGTCTGGTAGTCTCCTGTCAAGTTTGGTCAAGCGATGTATTGTTTGGCAGAGTAAAGCAAAGTATTGCTTTTCCAGTAAAGTAACGTCCTGTTAAGCACTGCGCCGTTTGCTAGCGTCTGGTGTAGTGTTGTCCAGCTTTTGTGGTGAGATATGGTGCGGTAGAGTATCGTGAAGTCTGGCAATATATGATTAGATAAAGCAAAAAGAAAAGCCGCCCAGAGAGGCGGTTTTTCTTTGCAATACCAATTCAAGGTATGCTTCTATTCAAGCATATTGTATTACTGATGTCAATGTATGGATAACTATGTGGATAACTCAACCCTTATTTGATGGGAGATTTTGTGTTTTTCCACAGTTTTTCCACAGAATAGCAAAATCCGCCAATTGCGAGAACTGGCGGATTTGCTATGCTTTATATATGCTTTACAAGATACAAGATAATAGTATCCTATTCCATTAGACAACGCAACCCCATTGTGGGGATTGCGTTTTTTTGTGTTTTGAATGAGGGGAAAGAGTAATGTGGCGGTGTATTGATACCACTGGTTATTCCATAAGCTCGGCAAGGTGAACCACATAGTCCTTGTCTCCCTCGTTCAGAGCATAAAGTTCTGTTACAAATCTATACATCAAGCGAGAAGGGGGCAATGTCTTTGGCGGTCTGACATCCCCACAACCTCCAGAAGTCGCAGGATTGGCTCTGGAGGGAGGGTCTTATTATAAGAGACTGATGTGATACTCTCTGACGCACAAGACCCAGAGAGTGCATCAAATCCTGCTTGCCTATAAATGAGTACATAATGGCGACACGCATGGCATAGCAAAAATTTTTTATTCTCGCGCGCGATTATAGACACATATTCAAGGTTAAGAACTGGGGAACACACCCCAAGAGACCGCCCTTTGGCTCTACGCAGGCATAGCAATTTTTTGTTCCTAATTTGGTATAATTAGTAGTAAATTAGTAGTAATATGCAATCAATTCAAGATACAATCAATTCAAAGGATTATCTGGAAAAACTCGCCGCGCGAGCAAAAAAATCCAAAGAACTTGGGCTGCAATCCACTCCGCATCAGCAAGATGCGATTGAAACTGCGGAGCTGTTCAAGGATACAAGCAAGCGATCCATCGGGATATACATGGCGCTGTTCAAGAAAAGATCGGTTTGCAGATATGATATGCTGCAATTGAGGGACTGGGTGATGGGATTGGCTGATTGCGATAATCGTGGCAAGTTGTTTGTATGGCTAGTCCACAAGAAGCTATGAAATATCTCTCACTTTTTTCGGGCATTGGGGGATTTGAACTAGGGATACAACAAGCGTATGAAGATAAAAGAGTTAAAAAACAAGATTCGATTTCACAAGGAAGACAAAAGAAAATCAGGAATACAAGGGATGGACATAATGAAACCAGAGGGGATATGCGATACAGTGGACAATCATCCCAAGAATGTATTGGTTACTCCGAAATTGACAAATACGCAATCCAAATCTATGAAAAACACTTCAATCACAAGAACTATGGCGACATCACGAAAATTGACGAGCGAGGACTGCCAGATTTTGAACTACTTTGTGGGGGCTTCCCATGCCAGTCTTTTTCCATCGCGGGAAAGCGAGAAGGATTTGAGGACACAAGAGGAACTTTATTCTTTGATATTGCGAGAATTGCCAAACACAAAAGACCTCGCCTGTTACTCCTTGAAAACGTTAAAGGTCTTCTCTCCCACGACAAAGGAAGAACTTTCAACACAATCATCGTCACGCTTACAGAGTTGGGGTATGACCTACAATGGCAAGTGCTTAACAGCAAGAATTTCGGAGTCCCCCAGAATAGGGAAAGAGTATTCATTGTCGGACATCTTAGAGGAACAAGTAGACCAGAAGTATTTCCTTTCGGAGAAAACAATTCAGAAAATGACAGCGTTCAACCAAAGAAAAATAAACAAGGGGCATGGATTCCGAGTCTCAATACAAGATATGGACAACGATGGAGTGGGGAAGGATATATCGGAATACGTCAACTCAACCAACCCAAACACTCCAACGACAGAATCTATGGAAAAGAAGGAGTAAGCCCGACATTGAACACAGCACAAGGAGGAAGAAGACAGCCGAAAATAGTAGCTAGTAGAGGCAGAAATCCAACCAATCCATCTGATAGGACTGTCGGAGCACCAACAGAACAAAGGTTGGAAGTGAATGAGCAGGGCACAAGCAATACTTTAACGAATGTTCAGAAAGACAATTTGGTGTTAGAAAATTCTAGTATCCGCCGCTTAACTCCAACCGAATGTGAGAGACTACAAGGATTTCCTGATGGGTGGACAGAGGGAGTAAGCGATACTCAAAGATACAAGACATTGGGAAATGCGGTAACAGTTAATGTGGTGAAAGCCATTGCAGAGAAATTGGGGGCTGATGGGCTTGGAGATTGAGAGCAATGGCTCAATTTCTCCTGGAGGTTCAACTCCTCCCAGCTCCGAAATAAATATGGGATATACTGGGAAGCAAAAAAATCAATATCAAAATAATTGGAAGAAAAAGAGGCGTGCCAAATATCTTCAAGGCAAGTCATGTGTGCATTGTGGAAGTACAGACAGATTACAATTTGACCACATAGACCCAAAAAGGAAGAATGACCATCGCATTTGGTCGTGGTCAATTCCGAGACTTGAGGAAGAACTGAAAAAGTGCCAGATTTTATGTACAAAATGCCACTGTAAAAAAACTGGGTTATCCAACCGCAGATCAATGAAGCATGGGACATTGCTGACATACAAAGTGTGGAGATGCAGGTGTGATTTGTGCAGGAAAAGCAATGCAGTCTATGAGGTAGCAAGGAGAGGAAAACCCAGCTCCACATGAAGAAAAGGTTGTACAAAAAAGGAGAGCGCGTCAATAATACACCTCTTGTTGAGGTCGCAGGGAAAGACTTTACAGAATATGAAAACTATGGCATCAGGTCAGAAGTTTTTGATTGCGGAGACCATTATGAAATACCTGTCATCAAAGCAGACAAAACTGGCACAGGAAAGCTGGAGATATATTTGAAAGAGTTGAAATCAGAGCTGGACAAACCATTCATATTCACAACAGTCATCAATTTTAGTCTTGCAAAGAAGCTCTCAAAGCTCAAAATCCCTTTCACAGTATAACCCTTGACAATATCCCCTGATTTGATAGAATGGAGAAAATAGGGGATATTCCCCAAAAGGTCGTATTTATCAATTCAAGGTATATTTTTATTGACTATGGAAGAAGTCAAGAAAAAGAAGGAGGGAAAAACAACCAAAGGCAGAGCATTTTCCTCACAAGCAGAATCAGAGGAAACAAAACTCGTCCCAGCAGAACAGATGCCTCAAAGTCTTGTACTTGCAGGCGATCCAGAGAAACAGGTGCAATATGGACAGAAGGCAGCAAAAGCACTCATGGCTGTCATGCGCGCAAAGCCAAAGAAGGTTATCATCAATGGTGAGCAATATCTTGAATATGAAGATTGGCAGACTATTGCGCGATTTTTTGGTGCTTCGGTGGGTGTTGATTGGACCAAGCCGATTATGCGCAGAAATACTGATGGCGAAATACAGTTGGCTGGCTATGAGGCAAAGGCAAATGTCCTGATGAATGACAATATTATCTCATCGGCAGAAGCAATGTGTATGTTCAAAGAGAAAAATTGGACAGGCAAGGATGAGTTCATGCTCCGTTCAATGGCGCAGACACGCGCATCGGCAAAGGCACTCCGCAATGTTTTTGGTTGGATACCAGTATTGGAAGGTCTCAAGGCGACACCATCAGAGGAGATGCCAGCAGACAAAGTGAGTTATGTGGACCAGACCCCTCAAGAGAGTGATTGTCGGAATTGTGGTGGACAGGGATGTGAAGCGTGTGATGCAAGAAAAGTGCCAGCATGGAGGAAAGATGAAGAACCGCTTGAGTGTGTGAAGTGCATGGAGGAAGGCGCTCAAAATCCTATCATTCCAGAGGTTGTGCATGACTATTCAGTGAAGCACTTTGGCGTGGCATTGTGTCGTCATCATCAGCCAAAGAAATAATGAAAATTAAAAAAGGAACAAAACTAAATGTCAATCATTCAAGAAGTGGAAAGTGGAAAGGAGTTGCCACAAAAGATTTTGACACAGAAAAAGATGAATGGTATCCAATTGCGTTGGACCAAGAAGAAATAGTACATGGATTGAATACTTCTTGGGAAAAGGGTGCAAATATGCCAGCGAGAAGGGGTCTGTGTAAAGTTAATGTTAGAAGTGAAACATGAATGAGAAATGCCGCAAATGCAAAAGGACTCCACAAGAAGGTGCGTTATCTCCGCTTTTTATTGACGGCGGTTATACTCCGCCAATCTGTGCTGTCTGCGCACTTGCAATGACAAATCAATTTCATGGCATCAAACGAGGTGAATTTACAGGCACGATGGCACAGCAAATGTTGGAGAAGACAAGAGAACACTATGCAGAAACAGGACAATAAAATTGCAAAAATTATCAAATGGCTCTGGCTCATCTCTATTACCATCGCTATTGGCTTCAGTTTGTGGCGGCATGAGATAATGCTTGCTCTCTATCAAGCAGTTGCTCTTGCTTGGTCGCTCATGCTGTTCAAACAGGAGAAGCTGACTGTCCGCGCAATGGAGTGTCTAAGGAAATCCAATAAGCTCACTAATGAGATGCTTGAGACAATGCAAAAGGGATTGTCTCTTGCAGGTATAAAGAAACATGAGAAAACATCGCAAAACAAAAGTAAAAAAACTCACAAAAGAGGAACATCGCGCAAGGCATCTCGCGCTTCATAAAATGCTTGATGAGCTTGTCGCTGATTGGATTGCCTGCGGAGGTCTCAAAGAGATGCGCCTGCCCTCAAAATCTACTATCAGGGATTTGATGGAGTGGTCTTTCAGACAGACTATCAATCCAGAGGACACAAAAATATGATGCACAAAGAAACAGAAGAAAAGTTTAACAAATTATTTATTGATGCAATGAAGTCAATAAAATCTATTCCTCACCACAATAATTTTGAGATTGCCAAATTAAAATCCTTCATCTCCACCCACTTCATAGACAAACGAACACTCAAAGAGGAGATTGAAAAGGAAATAGAAATATGGTTGGAGCGGATCAGAACGACAACAGGGGAGTATGCAATAAATGGAGTTACCGCCCCCCAAGACTTAAAAGAGAGATTTAATTTATGAATGTAATTATTATAAACTAAACGGTTCGCAACCTACTGCGGAATTATTATGAATATATCAACAATTACAGTAGACAAAGAAGAGGCAAGAGTACACTACCAAGAGTATCTTGACGCCACAAAAGTTAGGAAGGAAAAGTATGTAGAAGAACTAAAAAACCTCTACCGCTATCTTTCTCAAGGAGCAAAAGTTCTTGATATTTATGAAGCATTTAAGCAATCAGGAGTAAACGAGAATGGTGAACCCAAACTTGCCATTGCCCCTGCCAATGTGAAAGAGATTTACTTTAATAAAGAATCTCTCGGAGGCGGACATTTTTCAGAGGGACAGTGGGCAGATAGGTACTCGGTTGCTCTTCCTTCAAGAACATTTTCAGATTGGAAAGGTTTGGCAAAAGAAGAAGTAGACCATGAGTGGGAGATTGGAAGACCAGCTCGCCCACATATAATAGCCAAAGTACCAATTATTCCTGTCATGTTATTGCCTGAATCAAAATCATTAAATGGATATTATATTTTGTTTGAAGTTGAAGAATGGAATGAAATGCCAGTTGCAAAAGACCCCTATCTTTTGAGGAGAATTAACGCCAATGCTTTTGTTGTTCTTGCTGAATGGGATGTAACAGACGTTGAATTGGCAATTATGAGAGGAGTTTCTTAAAACATTATGAGAAATCTTAAAACAATGTTAAGTAGTGAGGACATGGATTGGGAAATACCGCAAGAATTTTTTGATAAATTGGATAGTGAATTTCACTTTACTCTTGATCCTTGTGCCACTAAAGAAACTGCGAAATGTGATAAATTTTATACAAAAAAAGATAATGGATTGTTACAGAATTGGGCCGATGAAATAATTTTTTGCAATCCTCCTTATGGTTCGGCTATAAAGCATTGGGTTAAAAAATGCCACGATGAGGCACGGAAGCCAAGCACTAAAATTGTAATGCTTATGCCGGCAAGAACAGATACTATTTATTTTCATGAATACATTTATCACAAAGCAGAAATACGATTTATTAAAGGGAGATTGAAGTTTGGAAATTCTAAAAACTCTGCACCATTTCCAAGTATGATCGTAATTTTTAAAAAATAATTTACAACTTTAATTAAGAGAAATATGGAGAAAGAAGAAAAATTTGATATAAAAAATACTGAAAATATAATATGTCCCTTTTGTGGATATGAAAACACAGATTGGTTTGAGCTTGCGGCGGATAGTGATGGCGATATTGAACTTGTAAGTTGTCCCAAATGTTGTAAAGAATTTGAATACGAAACTCATATAACTTTTAGTTTTACAAGCCATTTACCAGAAGAATTAAACCCCTCAAAGATAAATACAAAAATATAGTCTTATGAAAATAATAATAGCAAACACAAATGTTGGAGCATTATTAAAATCGGTAGATGATGTTCTTGTAAAATATGATAAAGAAATTATCCCTGAAAATATCAAAGGACAGGCGGTTTTATCTGTTCTTAAAAATTTAGCTCAAAGGAAAGATTGGTTTGACGTAACTGTTGTTAATAAACTTGCAAAAATGAATGAAATAACAATATCAGCAGAGCATCAAGAGTTCTTTGATACATTGCACTGTATTCATTGGAACGAGATGCACTCTGACACAAAAGAGTATCTTATGGCAATATTGATTGATTATTTTAGAGGTAATCTTGTGATGACAAACACAAAGTAATATGAAAAAAAACAAATACGGCTTCAAAACTCAACGAAAATTGCTATAATGGAATGAAGGTCGTTTTTATTGGTTGGTAACTTTCTTTTCAATATGAGCTATTTCAAAGACGGCGAAAATACACCAGAAGGAGATGCTCCAGAAACTACCCCTGAAGGCGGAGAAGAAGCAACAACTCCAGCAGAAGGTGGAGACACTACTGAAGGTGGTGAAGGCACGTAACAAAAAAATACCAAGCATTGCTTGGTTCAAAAGTGTTGGAAAAGACAGGAGCAATCCTGTCTTTTCTATTGTACCACAGTGTACTTCACTTGTGGATTATCTTTGAGGTATGTAGCTTTGAGGAGTTTGAGTTTGAGCCGCCAGACTGCGGTTGCCCTGCCCTTCACCTCTCGCAGTTCAATGCTGTCGTCATTGTGTATAATTTTGAAGTCAATAAAATGGTTGCAGATATGCTCGCCATTCACATCAATTGATATCTTCCACTGCGGACACCAGCTTTTGATTTCCTTTTTATAGACCAGCAAATCCAAGAGCAATGCCTCGTCTGCTTCTCGCTTGCTGTCATAAATTCTGCCTCCATATGTGGTCCGCCGTGCATTGTATTTGTTCTGTCCCCTCATTCTGATATAATACTATAAAAGGGGATAAAAAGGGAAAATCATCATGCCAAAAATCACACACGACATAGAAAAGATATATATATCAAAGCTCAAATTGGTCATTGCTCGTAAAAGGGATGATATAACGATTTCTGAAGCAACTGCTGCAATGGCGGATATGGGATATAAATTGGACAAAGATTATGTTCACAAGCTCATCAAGAAGGTCAGAGGTGCGCGCAAATACAACATGGAAAATCAGCAACTTCAGAAAGAGGTTGAGAAATTTGAACAGCTTGTTGAGTTTTCAATTGAGACCATGCTTGCTCTCATGGAGGAACAGGACCGCGTTGAGAAAGTAGGAAAGGAATTTGTCTTGGTCAAAGGAGCTTCACGATTTGAGAAACTGTCAGCTCTCAAAGCAGTTATTGATGCGCAGAAAACTCTGCTCAATCTCAAATTTGATGCAGGCATCTTCAATCGTAAGTTGGGTGATCTGAAAGTCAGTGCTGATCTTACTCCGGAACAGTCAGAGTTGATCAATATGGGATTGGAAAAACTTTATGGAGTTAGTAGAAAAAATAAAACAGGCGAAGGAGAATCCGGCGACAAGAAAGGCGTTGGCAAGAACTGATCTGGCGTTGTTTACTGCTGTCTATCTCAATCATTATTTGAAATACGATACACCGGCGTTTCATAAGGAAATATATCAGAAATTGCAGGATGCTGATGTACAATTCCAAGAATTGATTGCGTTTCGTGGTTCTGCTAAAAGCACTATAGCGTCATTGGCGTATCCTCTTTGGAGTGCAGTAACTGGCAGGAAGAATTTTATTTTGCTGTGTAGCGATTCATTCTCACAAGCAAAGTTGCTGATTGCTAACCTGATTTATGAACTTGAAGAAAACGATCTGCTTATAAAAGATTTTGGAAAATTCAAGAGTAAAGAGGAGTGGACTGCTACTTCTCTTGTTTTGAATAATGGGGTTAGAATTGTCAGTCGTTCCAGAGGACAGAAGGTAAGAGGATTGCGGTGGAAAGAATTTAGACCGGATTTAATTGTTGCTGATGATGTTGAAAATTCTGATAGTGTCCGACAAAAAGAACAAAGAGATAAAGCAGAGGAGTGGTTTACTGCTGATATTATTCCTTCAATGGATATTGATGAGGGTAAGTTAGTGTTAATTGGAAACTTATTGCATACAGATGGTTTGATGATTCGGATGCAAAAGAATTTTGAATCAACACATTATCCATTGATTGATGATGATGGCAATTGTCTGTGGTCAGAAAGATTTGATAAGGAAGGATTGATACAATTAAGAAAGAATGTTGTCAATGATCGTTTCTATTTGCGAGAGTATCTGTTAAAGATTATTCCAAGTGAGGGTCAGGTCATCAAAAAGATTTTCTATTATTCACAGTTGCCGAAGAAAGTCAAGATAAGAGCAATTGCCATTGGTTGTGATCTGGCGATTAGTGAAAAAACCAGTGCAGATTATACAGCGTTTAATGTGGCAGGTGAGGGTACAGATGGAATCATTTATAATCTTCATAGTGAACACGCCAGAATCTCTTTCAATGATACATTGAATCGTCTGGATATTTTATATAAGAGTTACCGGAAGGCATATAAAGCAATTCCTATTCACGTTGGTTGGGAAGATGTGGCGTATCAAAGGGCAGGAATTGAAGAAGCGATCCGGCGTTACAGTATTCCGGTTAAAGGGATCAAGCGTGCAATTGATAAGCGTTCACGATTGGAAATATTAGAACCACATTTTACCAGTGAGCAAATTAAATTGCGTGAGAAGGGTGATGAAGATTTGGCGTTGCAGATATTAAACTTTGGAGTTGAAGCACATGATGACCTTATGGATGCTGCTGAAATATCGTATAATTTACTTATAGACAGCGAAAGACCAGACATTGATTTTCTATGAACAGTAAGCGAGCAAAAAAGATGCGTAAGTATGTCCGGCAATCTTTAAATGAGAGAGTTGGTATCGGGTTGAAAGCGTTTGAGCAGGCGTTAAGAATCAAACCAAAATATTTACCAATGTTTTTGTGGAAGTGGGGTGGTCGCTTCTATTTCACAAAGACTTTTTATAAAATGTATTTTAGGGTAAAATAAAACTATGAGGTGGTATCAAAAATTCTTTAGTACCATAAAAGCACATACTCCTTTTATTGCTGTCTTGCGACAGATCATCAGCGGTCAGGTTATTACTCAAACAGAGAAACAATTTTTAGAAGCGTACAAAGGATGGGTCTACGCTTGTGTCAATGTCAAGGCAAAGGAAGTTGGCAATATGCAGTTGAAATTGATGCGTGGAATGAAAGGTGATGATGAAGAAGATGAGAGAGTGTTTGATCATCCTATTCTTGATCTGTTAAATAAACCAAATCCTTTAATGACTGGAAGTGAGTTGTTAGAGATTACATCTTCACATCTTGATCTTAATGGTAATGCATTTTGGTATTTCGCAAAAGATGAGGGTGGTGAAATTCGTGAAATATATCCTCTACGACCTGATCGTACTGTGCAGGAAATTGATCAGGAAGAACCTTTATTGATTAAAGGTTATTTATTTACACAACAGGCAGGCGGTCAGATTAAATTGAAAGTAGATGAAGTAATGCACATTAAGGAATTTTCACCAAAGGCAGAGTATCCGTTTCCGTCTAGGGGAATGGGCGTTGTTGAAGCTGCTGCATCTGTTATTGATACAGATAATTTTGCGAGAGATTGGAATAAAGAGTTCTTTAACAATTCAGCAAGACCAGATGCTGTTTTGAGAACTGAAGGTAATTTATCAGATGCAGAGAAGAAGCGTTTGAAGCGAATGTGGGAAACAGAACATCAAGGCGTAAAGAAATCTCATAGAGTAGCATTATTATCTGGTGGATTGATATATGAACCTGTTGGAATGACACAAACTGAAATGGATTTTGTTGAACAGCGAAAGTTTACTAGAGATGAAATTCTTGCCATGTTCCGTGTTCCGAAAACTATTCTTGGAATTACAGAGGATGTGAACCGTGCTAATGCCGAAGCGTCAAACTTTGTCTTTGCGTTGCGAGTGTTGAAACCAACGTTTGAGAAAATTACGAATACATTGAATGAATTTTTTGTTCCTATGTTTGGTGAGGATGATTTGTTCTTTGAATTTGAATCGCCTGTTCCAGAAGATAGATTGGCAGTTGTTAATGAATATGCGTTGGGGATCAATAAGTGGTTGAACAGGAATGACATCAGGAGAGCAGAAGGGTTGTCAGATACTAGAGAGGGTGATGTATTCTTTGGTACATTGGCAGATTTACCACAGGATATTGTTAAGACAATGAAAAGGGAAGGGTATCAGCAAAAAGATAAAAAAGAATTGAAACCCCTAAAAGACAAAAAGATTAAAAGGGCGTTTAAAGAGAAACAACCGAAGCGTTTAAGTAAGGTTGCTAGAGAACGATATGGGAAACTTTTTGAACGTGCTGTTAATGCAAAAGCGGAACGATTCAGGAGAGTGCTTGATGAATATTTTGAAGAACAACAAAAGCGTGTTGTTCAAAATCTTAAAACAGAATTGGAAGGATTAGAGAAGAAAGAGTATCAATATAAACAATTGGAAGCGTTCTTTGATAAAGAATCAGAGATACAGGCAGGAATATCGTTAATGCAACCGTTTATCCGTGAGTTTACGGAGGATGCAGTTGAAATGGCGTTGCTGTTGACTGGAATTGATACAGATGAAATTGATGTGAACAGTGAGGAGTTTATAAAATTTGTAGATGATCGTGCAAGATTCTTTTCTGAAAAGATCAATCAAACTACGCTGTTAAAATTAGAACAGTCATTGGCACAAGGATTTGAAGCGGGTGAAACAATTGAAGAATTGGAAACTAGAATCGGTAGTGTGTTTCTACAAAGGGGTGCGACAAGAGAATTGATTGCACGAACCGAAGTGTCTGCAATATCTAACTTTGCTGCCGAAGAAGCGTATCGGCAGGCAGGTATTGAAAAAAAGGAATGGTTAATAACCAGTCCAAAAGATATTGAATGTCTACAGGCAGACGGTGAAATAGTAAATGTAGGAGAAAAGTTCAGCAACGGATTTGAAAGACCACCGGTTCATCCGAACTGTGTCTGTACGATCATTCCTATTGTTGAATAATGGATGATCAAAAAAAACAATTTCAGGAAGCATTGAAGGCGGAATTAAAACCGTTCTTTATTGGATTGCGGAATGATAATAAAAAACTGATTGAAGCGGTTGAGAAAGTTGTTGCTAAAGAACCACCGAAAACACAATCTGTCAAGGTAGAGAATCCTGTTAAAAAAATTGAAATAACGAATCATCCGGAAAGTCCCAGATTGTCCATAATCAGCGATTCTGTAGTAAAGATGACCTCTACCCTTATTAAAGGGTTAAGTCTTGTTAGGCAAGCGATAGGGCTACAATCCGGTGAGATTGAGAAGGCACTTACCAAAAAAACACTCAAAGTTGAAGTAAAAAACCAGATAAGACCACCAAGAGTACAGGATGTCAAGGTTGTCAATCCACCAAAGGAAAAGCAGTTGCAGGATGTCTTTATAAAAAATAGGACACCAAAAGAAGCTGTGCCGGTTGTTTTGACAACTGAAACTTTGAAAAGTTTTTATACTGTAATTTCTTCAATGTCAGGTGGGGGTGCAGGTGGGGGTGGTAAGAACTTGAAAGACTTATTTGATATTCTCGTTAAGATTGATCAGAATACTGATGAACTTGAATTAAAAACAGATCAAGTGAATCTCAATGTTGATGAAGTTGAAGCACGTCTTGGTGATTTGACCGAAGCAGAAGCAACAGGTAATGGCTCAATCAATGCGATTCTTAAAAGGATTCGGACATTGCTTGCAAAGATTCCCTCCCTCACATTCATTGGCGACAGGTTGAAAGTCGATGCAATAATTACCCTGATGCCCGATCCTCGGCCCGGCCTGCGGATCGCCGAATTCTTGGAGAGCGGCGGATCGTCTACTATGAACATTGACGGCTCCGTCACACCCGTTACATTTTCGGCAGCACCACCCACCGGAAAAAAGTGGTTCATACATAGCGTCACATTGGTGATCGAGGACGCGAGTATCAACTTTACAAGGTTTGGCGGCATACCCGGGGGCCTCACCAACGGTATCGAGATCAGGGCAAAGGAGGGTGGATTGGCGGAGGCGACATTGGGGACTTTTAAAACAAACGGCGACTTCCATGTGTTCACCACAGACATACGAATAGATAGTGCTGCTACTGATTTTCTCACGGTGGACGCCAATATAAAAGAGAACACGGGCACCACCCTCGAGCTTGCCAATGCAAACAGCGAGATATTTAAAATAATTGTAAACGACGACCTAACCGCATTGGACAGGTTCAATGTACTCATAAAGGGGTTCGAAGTTGACGAATAACATGCCAAAAGGAATTAAAATCATCACCGACGATAATAAAGACTTAAGCACTGTC